GTTGTCTCACACGACTCACACAAATTATTGGAAAACGTGAGGAGTGTTACGATAGTAAAGCATTACGTATACATTTTTAGAAACAGTTGATTTATTTTACGAGTTTCTTCCAAACTCGGAACGCATTTTTAAGTAGATACAATGTAAAATTTGCATTGTGGCAGACCTCCTGCGCACTCTGGACATTCTCTGTGGAAGTACCACTGAGGAACATGACAACCCAAACACTCTAAGCAGCAAGCTTGCAAGCATTTAGCGCTATCATCGAAGACTGCCAGAACAATCTTCTTACACGCTGAGCACACATGGTGTGCTAGTTTTTTTCCCCCCGGTTGTTTTGATGTATCGGATAAGTAGGAGGGGCACCAATCTACATATTCAGTCTTGCCGCTTGGCTTGCGGCGTATTTCTCGAACGTGGTGTATGTTTGCGTCAACAGCAGCATCCAATATGTTAACAACGCGTGTATCTTTGTCTACATACGAGAGTGTTGCAAAATGACCCCATACCTCGCTGAACAGTCGAGACCAATCTTTATATTCAACCCACACACCCTTCTCAAGGATGACGCGGCGTACATGATTGACCTGCTCAGTATATTGTATATGGCCATAATGAAGCATTTCGACTTGGAAGGAATTAAATGTGGCTCTCAAAGCTTCAGTCGCTTCCATATCAGAACGTCGCCAATTTAACATGTTGCAAAGGCTCACCCACTCTAGGGGAGCTAGAACCAAACCTTCATAATGTATAAATTTACGTTTTATGAATGTTACGTCTTTTTCGCTCATGACTATCGGCAATTCCGAACTTTTATCTGGCGAAGTATACTGCATTCCAACTGTCGCACCATACTGAGCTATTTTATGCATGTTAAACATGTTAGCGTAAGCTCTGGTGACGGTATAAATTGCGTCATCACCATAAAAGCCACATCGCACGTTTTCTTGAAAAATCTTGGCCCACAATCTCCAATCTTGCAGGTGCTCTTCTACGCATTTCAAGAAAACATACCTTGATAGTGCCATGTTGATAATTGAGTTTCCCACCGCAGTCATAATTATTCCAGATGGTAGGGAACCATAAACGCGATACAATTGATCACCATTATGTCTGAAGGAACTGAACATCATCTGCCCAATACGAACTCGCTCACGCGTACGCCCGTCATTGTACCATTTATCTGCCAGATAGATATAAGCCATGCAAAATTGGTAAGGCAAAGATTTGTCCCATCCACTCCAGTCGCCTGCTAGGAACCGCACGTCGTCGGGATCACCATAACG